AGTATCAGCGAGGAGTGCTGACCATGTCGATATGCGACAAGCTGCCTTGTTCAGTATTTGGTTAGCATCCACAGCCTGTGCCGCAGTTACCGTACTGGTAAGGTGCCGGAACTGGGAATGCCGGAACAGGTCTCGGATTGTAGTAAGCAAACTGGCCTGTCATGTAAGCCTTAAGGGTATCGTTCTGTACCGCCTGACTTGCTGCAAGCTGTGCTGCAAAAAGCTGCTGGCTCTGCTCTGCAATCTTCGCATCCTTCGCTTCGATTCTCTGTGCTGTCATAGCATCGAGAATGGCTCTTGCGTTAGCGTTCTGATTGTCGATGATATCTCTCGCGGCTGTATTGACACTCTGTCGTGTCTCGCAAGACTGCTGTGCAAGGTTGTAGTTAACGCCCTGAATAGCTTCTCTTGTCTCACAGCAGCAATTAGCCTGCTGCATCTGCATAGCATTAAGCTGCTGCATCAGTCCGGCCTGCTGGTTGGCTCTTGAAATCTCCGCAGACATGAAGCCGTTGCTCAAATTCTGCTGCACACCGTTCACAAGCTGAGCCTGTGAATAGAATCCGTCACACAAGCCATTATTGACGTTGTCAATTTTTCTTTCAATGTTCGCGAAGTCGGATGTCAGGACGTATCCGTCTACTACTCCCGCACCGCCACCGTTTCTGTTGCCTCCGAAGCCGTTGCCGCCCCATCCGCAAAAAACGAAAAGGAAAAGGATAATAATCCACCACGCGCCACCGTCGCCCCATGTGCCGCCGTTGCTGTTTCCTGTCACCGCTGCGAAATCCGCAGGAGTCATTTCACTTGTCGTTAAACTCATTTTATAATCTCCTTTGCTTTATTTTTTAAACCATTGGCCTATGATTTTTTAATTATTTCTGTCCCATTCCTCCCATGAGGGACTGGAACTGTTTCGCCATCGCTTGAAGCTGATCAAGCTGCTGCTGATTCATCTGACCACTCTGCAAAAGGTTCATAACCGCCTGCTTCGGGTCTCCTGTGAACGAATTTTTGAATTGATTGAACTGCTGTATCATCTGCATTGGATTATTCGGAATCTGCTGCATCATTTGTCATCGCTCCTCTCTTTTCAAGAACGCCTACACGCTCTTCTAATGACTTAAGCTGTTTCTCTATAACATTATCCGCATCCGTCCGTTTAGACTCTGGATTCGGAGTCTGTGCACCTTTTCGGGTGTATTCGAACACTTCCATATACGGCTTTCCTGTCTGATCGGCTCTCTTTTCGTAGAATACCGGGGCAGTGCTGTCCCACAATCGAACAAATCCGTTCGGTGCTACTAGATAAGCCTGCGCTGCTCCCTCTCCCTGTACCCAGATTCGTTCGTCTGGATTGGTCGGCTGCTGCTGAACTGGTTGATTCATCTGGTTGAATGCATTCTGCATCCTGAGCTGACTCAGCTGATCTGGAACAGGTGGGTTATAACCCACACCAAACTGCGGATACTGCTGATAGTTGTTCATGTTTCCGTAAGGGTAATTCATGCGCTCTCCTCCTTTTTATGCCAGTAATATAGCGGGATTTCTTGCCCAGAATCCCATGTGTCATACCAATCGCCGTCGACTAGTGCCACCACATGGCCAGACAGGGCTAATATGTAGATGCCTTTCTGATGCTCTCTGGCGAAATCTGAGACGGTGTATATCTTACCGTGTACGTCAGGAACCATCTTTCTTGAAAATCCTATATCTAACAGATATGCGCCCCATACACTGTTGGCTGACGGCATATCGGACATTAACAGACCGTACAGGCACAGCTGCACATAAGTATATTGCCAAGTCTGATCTGTCGCCTTACTGATTGCCCGGACTGTACAGTCGCCGACTCTCGCTGCTATCGGATTGGGGTTGTATCGCTTATACATCGGCATCCCCCTTTCTAATCTATATTTAAACAAAAAAATATAGCGTATCCCACGAATCAGATACGCTATATTTACGCACATTATTTATTTTTTAGTTCTTTAGCATAGGCTACAACCCACGGGATTGACAGGAGCTTGTCCGCAGCACTGTACCAAATTTTTTGAACATTCCGTACTGAAATATCCATCACTTCCGCCGCCTTTTCCTGTGTATAACATTCGTCCAGAAGAAGGCTGACAGCCTCTTTCTCTCTTCTGTTCAGCCGTGCCCGGATCATCGCAAATTCGATGATCTGACTGTCTCCGCAATCCCAAAAGTATTTTATTAAGCCTCTATCCATGCTTTTTAAATGCACAATATAAAAGACACACGATGTTAAAAACGGCTGAAAGAGTAAGGGCCTTTTTTAACTGAATATTGCGCTTCTCTGAATGAATAGCGGAAGATAATGCATCTTCTAGCAGCATTTCCTTTGCTTTTTTCATATTCCTTGTTTACTTTCTGACAGTCTTAGCTTTTCTCAAACAGGATGGTCCGAATTTCAGATCAGTTGTCTCTCCCTCTGCAATCTGGAACGCCTTAATGGCTGCTACAGTCCTTCCAAGGCATTTTCCATCTACTCTGTCCTTGTATGTGCCGTACCATTTAAAAAACAGCTGCACCTTCTTAACTTCTGTACCGGTGTCACCTTCGCCGATATAGCCCTTTGGTGGAAGAGTCGGGAACTCGCCTGTATAAGCCTTTTTGCCTGATTTCTTCTGTACAATCCAGATGACGTTGGTATCATATCTGAGCTTTTCAGGGCTGAAATATCCGGTGTTGTTTCTTGCCCCGGAATCACGCACATAGAGCTTCCCGTCCTTGTAGTCTGTGATGGCTAAGTAATGACCGCCGGATGTCCAAAAGTTATCCTTTGCCCCGTTCACCTTTCCGACCGTCAGGAACACGGCCCACCAGTCGCCTTTTAATGACTTCATCTTAGCCATTGCGTTTTTCCAAATTGTGCCACCGGAATGCTCCGGCTTGTAATATCCAACGACATCGAAGCCGTAACTTCTGAAAGCAGCAGTTACACCGGCACGGGTTGTGCCGGATGAAAAGAAATCGCCGTTTGCGTAGAGCCACTCGGCAACCTTTTTTGGGGTAATGTCCTTGACCAGATTAGCAACGATGGATGCAATACTGCAAGGGCCACAGCCGGATGCTGCCATCGAAATTCCATGCAGTGTTCCCCATTCTTTCTGTCTAAACGTCTTACTCATATCAGTCTATCTCCTCTCTATTCTGCTTCTACTTCCGGAATGCCTGCAACACTTGTCAGGATGCTCACCACTCCGGCCATCACAGCGCCAGAGAGGATCATCTTCCAATCCACAGCAGTGATGAACGCGTTAGTCCCGATCAGTGCCACGGCTGTCTGGGCCATGGTCTTGACAGCTCTCACACCTGCCGCTTTGAACCACTTAACTGTATTTACATCCGCTTTAAATACGCAATTTCTAAACATTCTATACACGATCCTTTTCTTCTAAATCCGCTATTCGGTGATTTGCTACACGGACTTTTTCGTCCATTGTAGCCATCTGCTTCTCTAATGCATATGTACGTTCGATGATGCTGTTATGTTTGTCAACTCGCTTGGTGAGCTCGTCAATCTTATAACTTATCATCGTCGTTGTCTCGTCATGCTGTGCTTTTGTACGATACTGTTGAAATGCATTGTTAATCATGCACACAATAATAGCTACAACTCCGGTTATCATTGCTTCGGTCATATCTGTGTACCTCGATTTTGAGTATTTGCCTTGACCCCGGCAAGGGAGATAAACTGGATCACCTCCTGAGAAAGCTAGCCCACCTGTTTCTTAGTGATTTGGGAATATATTTTTCCCATACGAAATAATACTCGTTGACCTGTTCGGATTCCGTCTCTGTCTCAATTACCGTTTGCGTTTCGGTCTCGGATTCCGTCTCTGTCTCGCTTTTGAAATATGAATCCGGAATCACTACATTCTCAACAGCCTTCTTCCCGGCTTCGTAGGCAGCGTCATAAGCTGACTGCATGTCCGGCATCTTTGGAGGACTCAGCGGCGGCGTACAAGCGAGTGCCGGCAGTGCCATTGCCACCACAAGAGCGGCTGATAAAATCAGTAGAATTAATTTTTTTCTCATCAAAAGACCTTCTTTCTTTTTGATTTTTTAATATTATCTAGTTAACTAAAAACCTCAAATTGTTGGTCAAACCAATCGAGATCTACCGGAGAAGCATATCCAATCCAATGCTCTGATCCATCGTAAAACGCATATACGCAAAAATCATTGTCGATTTCTATATATCCGCCATATTTTTTACAGTATTCCATTGTCTGCGAAATATATTGATTCTGCTCATATCTTTCCATATCAAACGGAATGCGTTTAGGTTTCATCATTTACTTCCTTTCTGGCATATTTTATCGGTAATGGTATCAAAGATTGCTTCCTTTACTTAACTAAAATGAATTTTATATGTCTCATCTTTTTTATGCTGCTACTAACAAATATCGATTTGCTTTGATTTATCATCAAGTTCTACTCCATTTGTCCCACAACAATACGATTCAATCATAACTCTATAATCTCCTCTTCCTGATTCGATTATTTTTTCAAGAACAGCATGTAGCTGAGAAACCGTCATATTCTCCTCAAAGCAAGCCACATTATACATAAAATCCTCTTTAAAACCAAACATTTTATTCCCTCTTTTTACAATTTTATTTTCATATGCTATAATTCGCACTACTGAATCTTTTTAAGTAATGCTGTTTTTTCTTGCTTCGCTATAGAGAGCTTCAGTTAATTATCTATTCACGACAATATTATTGATAAATTGATTCTGTGGAGCAGTTCCAATTATTCTGCATTTATTTTCTGTATCAGCTGTAAGATTGCCAATAAAATTGTTCATGTAAGTATTGCTGTATCGCCAATATGAATTATCCTCATCAGTATTATTTTCATAAATCGCATACTTATCTGTAAATTTTTCAGTATTGCTATCACTGTAAAACCTGTTATTCATAATTGTTCCAAAAACACTTCCAGCGTCAAAACAAATAGCTGATTTTCTGCAATCATCTGTTTGGTCTTTATGTCCCCACTTCGTGAATGAATTTCCCTCAATGTAGACAAAATCTGTCCTAGACATAACTCTGATACAATTTGCATAAATTTTATCAAAAAAATAGTTTTCAATTATTCTTGCACATCCTAAAAGAACAACTGAAGAAATTGGCTTTACATCATCAGATTCCAATCCGCTCTCATTCCCATATACTTTGAAAATGTCATAACACATACCACTTCTTCGGAATGTGTTATTATAAATTTTACCGTCGTTTACGCAAATATCAGCGCAATTGATATTATATGTTTTATTATCCCATGAGACATTTTCCATGCCAATATTTTCGCAGAATAAGCAATCGTGTACTTCTGCATCTGAACGATATAGGCAAATTCCAACCTTATTTCTTTGAACTGATAAATTATGAATATAAAGAACATCCGTTGGTGTATCTGCACCAATAGCTACGGCACAATTTGTAAATCCGCAATTATATATCCTATCAGTATCAGCATATCCAGTGAATCGGATTCCGTAGCTTGTATTATCAGTTTTGTTTCGACCATATCCGAAAAATGACAAGTCGTGTATCGTTGTACCTTTTGCCCCTCCGATATGTAACAAATCCGTATTACCAACAGCTTGTAAAATAGTTCCACCTCTGTCTGGCGAATTTAATGTATCTTCTCGCAAATCAAGTAGAGCTCCTTCACCGCACAATTCTATTAGAGTATTACCCGTTTCAATCGGTTGGGATATGAAAAACTTTCCTTTCGTTAGAAATACTTTACCACCTGTAGACGCTAACGAATTTATTGCATTTTGAATTTCGATACTATCGTCTGACCCATCACAAATAAATTGGCAAACTGATTTAATGGCAGATGGGGCTTCACTTGATGCGACTGCTATAAAAGGAAGTCCAGTTGAAATATTTACCATGCTTGATTGAATAGCTTGATATACCGCATTTGATGTCACAGGGTTCATGTCTTTATTTTTAACGATATCTACCACACTTGGTACAACAGGAATTTTCCCATTTATGTATTGTTCCGTGATAGGAATCAGCTTTTCAAATTTCGATGTGTAGATATTGGAATTATAATCATTAATTCTTAATGTTTTTCCTGCGGGAACAAATGCAATAATATTCTCATGAAATATCTCCGTGCCATTAACATAATTGTTAGATGTTACGATACAAAAATCATCTACATATGCTGTCGCACTCTGATTTTGTGTAAACGAGAATTTAAAAACCGTATCATTTTCTGGTGTTATCTCTTTTAATTTCGTACTTGCGCTATAGATAAGTTCTTCACGAGTAGGTGAAAAATATTTATTGTCAGTTTCGCTGAGTTGTGACGACGCATCTATAAAAATTTTCCCCACGTCATTATTGCTTGTATCTTCCCTGCTGTATTTTAAAACATAGGTTTTCGTGTTATAACTTGCTGAATAAAAATCAATATATGAAGCGTTATCAATTACATTAACGTCCATTTCAAATTCTTTATTTTCTGGGACGTGGATTTGCCGAATGATACCAAATTCAGAATCGAGAAAACTCACACCATAAATATTGTCGCTATATCCGTGATATAGATACTTATCGCCTTTTTTACATGGAACACGCATCAAACGTGCTTGCCATTCTTTTTTCCCACTTACAAATCCGTCAGATGCATAATATCCTAAAATTGTTTCAAATTGTACAGGAATTAACCTAGCATTGCGTTTATAAACAATATCTTCCTTTAGTGAACCAACCTGTCCAGTTAACGCAGTGTAATCTTCCGGAATCGTAGCAAGCGTATCAGTCCCTTTTTTTGCGATTTCAGCAGTAGCCGAATCCTTTGCCGAAGCAATAGCATCCGTCGCAGATGTCTGCGCCTCCGTGATCGCTCCCGTTGCAACGTCTTTTGCTTCAGATATAGCCGCAGTAGCTGATTCTTTTTCCGTATTTGCATGCTCTGTGATAGCTGCTTTAGCCTCTGCTGTCTTATCTGCGACATTCTGTCCGAATTCAGACGCAGTTGTATCAACAGAATTCTTTTTTTCTTCAACAGATGCCTTCATCTGTTCGACTGCCTTTTTGTCCTCTGTGACCTTCTCAGCTGTTTTTCCGAAATCGGCGAACATCTGTCCAAATTCGTCTCTTGTTCCGGTGTATCCCTTGCTCACGGCCTCAGCATAGGCCGTTGCGATGCCTAAATCTGTTCTAATCATGAAATATAACCTCCAAACGTCCGCTATCTGTTAATTCGAAGTCCAATTCGTCTTTGATGTTTTCCGTACGGTCAAGAATCAAATGACCCGAATCGTCAATGCTCAAGTGGCAGAATCCGTTTTTTGTAGCTACCTGCTTCGCTGCTTCCGAATAGAATTTTGCATTGTTATCGACCGTCTCAGGAATGTCGCTGTCACCGATCGCCCAGGCCTTCGCTTCTTTCTTCGCTGTTTCAGTTAATTTAAAATTCTTGTCAACAGCTTCTTTGTTCTGTTTCACTTCCGCTGCCGATGCTGCAGCATTTTTTTCGGAAGAGGCAGCGGAATTTGCCGATGCTTCCGCAGCGTCTCTGGCCGTTTCTGCTTTTGATGCGGCAACAACCGCTTTCCCGACTTCAATTTCAACCGCACTGGCATTATTGCCTTTAAAAGGTTCCCCGGTTGTGGTCTGATACGGAAGGACTACAAGCTTTGCACTAGTAGTTGTGATTCTCTCTTCAAGCTCTCCTGTAGACTCGTTATAAGCTGCCCCATGCATCCACACGTCCCATGTTCCGGCACTCAGGTCAATTCCTCTGCCCTGTGTGATGCCGTCATCCACAAGGGTTACATCCGCCTGATTCTCGCCATTCTTGAAATGCACCGTTTTAGTCAGACCAAGCCAGTCGAGTGAAAAGACGAATCTGGCTGATATATAGTTTTTGCTGTCGCTTACCGTCGTATTTTTCGCAAGCTGAAGAACCTGTCCGGTCACTTTTCCACGTATCATTCCACATCCTCCTATTATTAGTTTGTTCCATTATCCCACGCTATGCTAACAATTACTCCGTATATCGTTCCTTTATTGGCAACAGCACCAGTAACAGCACCAGTCGCTGATTTGCCAAAAAACCATATTTTTTGTCCAGCAGTTAATGTAGCTTCTATCCATTGCGCAATTTCAGTATCTGTTGCGTTTGAGTATGGCAGATACACAAATGTCGCACCAGCAGTTCCTTCGCTATTTCGAACTCCTGTTATATTTGCACTAGAAACTTTATTTGAATTGGTACTCAATTCTACCATAGGTTTATTTCCAGATGTACCAGAAGCCACGCCAATAAAAGTGAATCTATAGGTACCGTCTTTAGGAACGACAAATCTCCCAATATTCAGCACTTGTTCACTTGTGCTTGAACTACTCGTTGTTAGCTTTTTATACTTCCCCCAAATCGGTGTATCACCAGCTTCGATTATATCAGGGAGTCCGGCTCCGGAACTGCCACCGGATTCAACATGCTCACCCGTGATTGGATTTCCGTGACAATCGTGTGCTGTATATCCCTGCTTCAAGGACGATGCATTAACCGTGTCATCCGTCAGGTCAATCAGCACCTCAGAGCCGTATATAACCTTATTTACTGCCATTTTTACCCTCCTATCCGATCGTTACGGTCGTCCCGTTTGCGTTTTCGTCTCTCGATATTGGGATAGCATTAACCGTCACCTTCGAAAGGGCATTATAGCCAGAATCGGGCTCGACAACCTGTTCGTTCGCTGCCGGTGTCACACTCTTCTGCTGTGCTACAACATTACCGCCGATTGACTTGATGAGGTCTACGAGCTGCTGATATGTGACCGTCCTTGTGCCGTCTGATGTGTCGACGATAAATACTTCAGAGCCGTTGAACTCCTGTATCTTTTCGTAAGCACTGATTTTTGACATGACTTTCCTCCTTACTGGTCAATGCGACCGATTGAACACCACTCGATCGTTGCCGTTGTGGCACTCGTTGCGTTGAAATACAATGTAAAGCTTTTTGCGGTTACCCCTCCAACCGAAACGCCGTACTTGAGTGGATCGCTTGCATGGATCGTGACAAAAACATTCGGAATGGACTTGTATGCATTCGGGAATGTGATTTCTTTTTTTACCGCAGTATTCGCTTTCTCTACAGTCATCGACTGCGAACCTCGCTGAATGATAGGTACATTATAACTATTATCCTTATAATTGAACTGCATTTTGCCGTTTGAATAAATTCTAAGCGAAGATTTTTCGCTGCCGTTAGCATCCTGAAGGGAAATCCCGGCACCGATAACTTCAGGATTCCCAGATGAAGAATTGAAAGAACTCACCCAGCTCATCAGTGCCGCTTTTGCATTATCGCTGAAAGCCCTCAATGTTCCTTTGAAATCAAGCTTCTTTTCAAGGTTTGTGGCCCTTGTGTCTAACTTTGTGATATCTTCCGAATTCGCTTTTGCCCGAGAATTCGCTGCCTTTGCAACATCATTTGCAGCACTAACCTCTTTCTGAAGGTTACGCAGATTCTTGATATTCGATATCACTGGCTCGATTTTCTGAATCGTTGAGCCGTATAGGACGATTCTGTAAAGCGGGACCTCTCGAAGCGTTCCGCCTGATCTGATGTCATTCTGAGTCACGGACGGGTCGGACGGAGAAGAGGAGGCTGTGCCCTTAACGATATCAACCGCAAAAGATTCAACGCCGGATGATGCATTTTTTTGATACCGTCCAATAATTAAGTCGTTTCTGTAAAGGCCCTGTGACCCTGTTGATACTGTTAATTTCTCTGTCCCGTCTGTTCGACAGTGCACACCCTGAATGACGATCTCAAGCTTCGGCAATGTCACAACGCCGGAGGTTGTTTCTTTTGCCTCCGGCATATCAAAAGCAAGCACAACGTCAGAGCTACTCAGAAGCCCCGCGTTGAAAGAAGCCCAGTCATCTGCTGTAATGTGTGCACTTCCTGTGTGTCCGGTAACTATTTTTGCCATTATTTATCATCTCCTATTTTGAAAGATACCGATGCTATCCCATTTTTGATTTTTAGAATTTTCTTCGTAACCGGCTCTTGAATCGTGATGCCGGTGACATAATCGCGGCCCGAAATGACGCTGCCAAGCTCTAACTCAATCTGTGAGCCGTCAGGAATCGTCATTGTCTGACTATCCGACTCATTTATTTCGCCAAATTTCTTCGTAGCACTATCAAGCAGCTCTGTTTCGCTTCCTGTTGATTCTGATGAACTGTAATCGTATTTATACACCCTGATATCATCACCGTTTGGAATTTCAGAAACCTGTTCAACCGTTCCATCATCTTTTTGATGCAGATACAGAACCGTTCTTTTTTCGAGCTGTCCGCCACCGAGTGCGATCATATAGTTGTATTTCAGAATTTTTTTGTCGATGCTGAAATTAAGATCATAGTCCTGCGATATCTCATCATCAACCTCATTCAGTTTCGCTGACAGTTCAACGAAAAATTGGGCTTCTTCGTTGACCACGCTGATGTCTAGTCGATAGCCATTAGTTTTAATCAGAGATTCCATTGCGTCGAGAATGTAATCATACCTGTTTATTTTGAAGGAAGTTACTGAAACGCCTGTGAGCGTGTCTGATACCATAAATATGCCGGTATATTGACCACCCAATAAAGTCTTAAGGCATTCCGTTAAATCTCCTGAAACATACAAATAAGCTTCTCCGGTCGGTGGCTCAACAACCTTGTCCTTGAGCATTCCCCGGAACGTCTCGCCGTATATTTTCACAGTTCCATCGGATGTATCTGACTTAATTCCTTCTATCCGTCCGCCGTATTCTGTTCCGTCGCAGTAGATATAGCGCCCTTTTTCGTAGATTTCCGAATCATACAGCGACACAGGTATTCCGATCTCAAAATCATTTTCACTGCCGATTTCAAAATCAAACGAGCACTTATCAGAGAGATACTTCATGTCGTATCTATCCTTATCGGTCATGTAAAAATCCATGATGTACCCCCTTACAATTCAATTCGATTGTTATTAGAATCAAGAATCGGATCTCCGCTTGAATCGAGCAAGTAAACGCTCATATCTTCTGTTTCACTGCCACCGGGTGCCGGTGTAGATGCATCACTGCTTCCGATATTGCCAGTCAAAGATTCCCAATCGGGTTCACTTCGCTTGTGATATAAGAGTACGTCAAATCCAAAATCTCCGGACCATATAAGTTCGTTTTGACCAGGCTGAATCTCTTCAAAGACACTTTCCTTCTTATACCTGTAACGCATCACGGATGTCTCAGCACGGTCTTGCAGAACCTTAGTGATCGTCTTGTTCATAGAGTCAATAACGATGTTTTCACCGGAGTTAAGACCTACATTGACCTGATAAGTATGGCCGCCAATCTTGATCATCACCGGATTAGAGCATGGACCGTACACAGTGATCTTGAATGCAGCAGGAAAGATTTGAGAATTTGAAACGGTATTCTGTCCAACATTCACCGACCGCAAGTCGACCGGAAGGTCGAACGGAAAATCAACGCCGCCGCTTGCGGATGTGTTCAAAGCTCCGTAAGAATATAGCTCTTCTTTTATCCAGAACGGTTCATCTGTGATCACGGTCAGGTCTGCCTTCGTGAAGTCTCTATGCATCAGATAGCTGCTATTTTCGATTGCAGTAATCCAACATTTTAGATACCATTTGCCAATATATATACGCCCTTTTTTGCCTGCTAAAATATCACTTTCGAAAACTTCAAAAAGGCTATTCCGAACAGCTATTCTTTCAGAAAGTGAGTTTTTTATAATAACAATTGGAAGGCTCTTTTTAACGGGTTCCTTATAGAATCCACCTATGATATTGTTATCATCCGAATACGACCAGTCATAATCTCGTAGGTCATTATAGTTAGCATACAGGCCGCCTTCACCGAAGACGACCCGTTTACCGTTGTTATTTTCGTAAAAAAATTTATCAAGCATATTTTTTCACCAGTCTTGCAAGCTCTCGCTCGTCAAATTTTATATTCATCGACCTGAGAGCGTTCACAATCTTGTCATAGAGGCCGTTATTGAGCTTGATCAGCTCCGACAGGATAGCTTCAAGAACGTCATTAGAGCCTTCGGCAGAGGCTTCTCTAATCATGTCCATTAGATGCGCTTCTCCTGCTACAACCTCGTTTCCTGCCTCTCCACCGCCTAACAGATGCCCTCCGGATGCCCCAAAAATGGTTGCATCGCTAAGAATCATTGCGTTATCCATGGCCTTTTTGTACCATTCGATGCTGAAATGCGGCACGCTCGGTGGAGTCAGGCCAAATTTGCCGGTGATCGACAGATGAGGCAGTTTCAAATGTGGAAGGCTCCACGAAAATTTGAATACGCTCTTAATCTTGTCGATTGCACCCTTGACGATATTGAAAGCCTTTGTGAAGGTTGTTTCAAACGGATTTGTAACAGTTGCTACAGTGCTTTTTACAGTCGCTATCGCATTTTTAATAGGAGACGTGATGAAGTTTTTCACACTCGAAAAGATACGACTCACAACGCCTTCTATACCTGCTCCCGTGAATGTCGACTTGATGTTAGATACAGCATTTTTGATGATTCCTTTCGCCTTTGAAGGTAGTGACTTAATGCCGTTGATAACGCCGTCTAAGACGTTCTTACCGAGATTTAGCCAGTTAAACGCTGTCCATACTGAAACGATAGATTCAATAATTTTCGGAATATTCTCGACCAGAGTCGGAATGGCCTGAATAATGCCGTTCACAAGCATTACGATCAGATCAACGCCGGCCATAAGGATTTTCGGAGCATTTTCGTTGATGATTTCCGCAATATTAATAACAATCTGCGGCACATACTCGATAAGAAGCGGCAAGCTATTGATTAATCCCTGCGCCAGATTCTTAATTAATTCCAATCCGGCATCTATGACCGTTCCGGCGTTCTCTCGAATGTACTCCGTGAACTGTTCCAGCATCGGCAACACATTCTCTAAGAATGTCGGGATGCCCTCAACGAGTCCATCGCTGAGCTTTTTAAGCAACTCTACAGCTGTATCTTTGCCTGTCTCAACGAAATCTTTCCCCCCCCCGACTCCCACAAATTTGACAGTGTTTCAATACCGAATTCGATGACATCAGGTGCATTTTCGACAATGGCCGAACCGATAGCCTTCATCATCGACTGTCCGGCACTGAAAAATGCCGGAACGACTTCTGTTACAACGCCGGGAAGCTTCTCTGCAATGACAGGGCCAATGTCCTGCGCTGCCTCTCCAATGCCCTTGAAAATCTGAAGAATTCTCGGTAATACATTGCTTGCTGCTACTTCTACACTCTCGATGAACTGAGATGTCAGATCTGAAAGGTCTTGATTCTGGTCGGCGATTCCGGTCACAAGATTTTCCCATGATGCTTTTGCAGAATTAACAGAACCCTCAATGGTGGTTGCTGCTTCTTTCGCTGTTGTTCCGGTAATGCCCATGTTCGTCTGAACTTCGTGGATGGCATCGACAATCTGATCAAATGTGATGCCGTCTAAGTCTTCGATAGTCTTATTCAGAATGCCGGAATCGTTGATCAGCCTGACCATTTCGGCCTGAGTACCGCCATAACCGAGCTTAAGGTTGTCGAGCATTGTGTAATTTTGTTTCGCAAAGCCCTGATAGGAATTCTGAATATCCTGAATATTTGTGCCCATCTTGTTGGCGTTGTCGCTCATGTCCGTGATGGCTCTGTCGGCTTTTTTTGCTGCTGCTTCAGTATCTCCACCAAGACCCTGAATCAGTGACGCCGAGAAGCTTGTGACAGTTTCCATGTAAGTATTCGCCGACATTCCTGCTGTCTTGAAAGCTCCTGCAGCAGCTTTCATCACTGCGTTTTGCGCAGACATGAGGCTTTTATATTTATCTTTCGCGTTATCGACCGTACTATCTATGCTCTTTGCGTATTCTTCCAGGCTCTGCCCTCCGGCGCCAAACAGAGTCTGGACACCGCCAGCGAGCTGCTCATAGCTCGAATATGCATCGAGCGATTTTTTTGTAATAACAGCAATACCGGCTTGAATCGTTCCATACGCTGCCGCTACCGTCTTTGCAGTCGTGACAGCCGCTTTCCCGAAAGTGGACGCGATGAAACTGCCGGCCGATTTTGCTTTGCTTTTAGAATCGTCTAAGCCTTTGTCGTATTCTCCCGTGTCAAGGCTCAGCTTTGCATATAACTCAAGAAGATTCAAATTTCAACCCCGCCCTTCTCATCAGATCAGCGACAATCTCATCGCCGGAACGAGTGTCTTCTTCTTTTTGTTTCCCTTCTATAATGTCAGCATATCTTTTTATAATCGGCTCTTTTCTGAAGGCGTTGAGACCACACAGGAGGCTGTCTGTCACATATATTCTATACGCCTTTGTTTCAATATCTTGCTGAATACGGGCTACCGTAAAGCCTATAAAACCTTTAACGCTGCGCCCTCTGTATTCTCCGACGCAGAGCCAGATGATTCGCTGATATTCTCTGACTCTGCTGATGTAAAAAGCCCCTGTAAGTCCTCATCATTCGCAAGTGACATTACGTCTTTTACAAGGCCCATGAAGCCTTTTGACTGCTTGTATTCGTCTACAGTCTGCGTGTTAAGAGCTGCCATGATGACGATCAGGTCTTCCTTATGCTTTTTGATAAGGACCGGAAGGCTTGACTTGATCCGGCGCAAGGCCATCTGAATCGCATTTTCACCTTCCTGTGGCTTTTCCTTTGTGAAAAAGTCCCTTGCTGTATCGTCTTCGGCAATGCTCATGATCGGAACAAGGATATCTGCAACGATATCAAGTCCCTGCTCCATTGTGATTTCTGAAAGTTTCTTCATATTATCTCATTCCTTCCTTATTTACCGGCGGATACATACACTTCGTAAGGCACTTTGTCCGGTTCGTCGATGCTGTAATGTCCTGTGTATGTGAATGCCATCTGTCCTTTTGATTTGTCGCTTGTGGTCAGCTGAAAACCGCCTGTAGAGAGGGCGTTAATCAGATGGATTGCCATAAATCCGCCGTTTGTATCGTCGTTTTTGTCAGAATAATCACCGACCCACCAAATATCTCCATAATCTGCCAGCTTCACGTCGTTTCTCGGCGTGATCTTTGTCTCGTCTGCGCTGTCTATGTCTGCTGCTGCCATAAGTTTTTTAACGCTTGCAGTATTAGCTGTAACATATGTTCCGGATAACGTGACTTCATGGCTATCCAGGCGTTTCAATTCCATTGTATTCTTCGGACAGTTGTCGATATCTTCGCCGAAATCAGTAAATGTAAGAGTATCTGTGAATGTGATACCGCCTGTAGTAGCCCCAATAATGTTTCCAGCTGTGCCGCTTGATGGTGTGAATGTATCGTACAGCGCACCCGTATTCATCTGCAATTCTTTGAATGTATTTTCAGGTATTTTTGTAAATTTCATAATCTATCACCCCTTCAAAAATTCAACTGTGATATTAAGCAGACGCCTCTTAATTGATGTATCCCCGTCATCCAGAAGGGCATTACACCACGGTTCACCACGCTTGAGCCATATTGCTCCGCTATCGCAGGCTACTACTTTTCCGCCTCGTCCGATAGCTGCTGCAATCTCATCCGCTTTCTTGTTCGGAATCAGCTCAGAAGTCGTATAGAACCACAGGGATGCAGTTATAGATTGCTCTGCATCTCCGAAGAATCCGTCGTAATAATCGTATGTCATATACGGAAAAACGACATCATCCGGGACAGATGTCGTAGGATATGCCGTTATTCCAAAAGAGTTAAAAAAATTATATAATGCTTCGCCTGTTGTCATTGTGTCAGCTCCCATCTCTCTGCCGTTGACTGTGCGATGTCCAGTGTCGATACAGTCGGAGACATCTTATCCGAAGAATCTGACGTAATTCGGAACGTTTTGCCGTCAGAGAGGCGACGGATCACGTCGTGATAATCCAGATGAACGTTTCTGCTTGTAGTCACTGTGTATACGCTCGTCATGCCGTCATGTTCGGCCTTGCGGGCTTCCATTGTGGTGTTAAGAGTAAGAGCTGCATTGAATTCTGCGCCGTCTGTCCACTCAGAAAGGAAGCCGCCTGCACCGTCTGGTGTACGTTTCTTTTCGACGAAGCAAAAAGGAATCATCATGTTTTCGATCAAGCTCATTAGACCTTCCTCCATTCGTTTAAGCGGCTCGCAAACACATCTTTCCATGTCTGCGGTGAACCATTCTGATTTGTCGCACGTGTATAGCTGTATCCGCCGAATGACTCGCTAGAGTACGGCCCAACATTGTTTCCGCCATACTTCTCTACATACTGTGCGATATCCTCGCAGAGGTTAAGGAAAGCTTTCGGAGGCTTCAGAGGAACTATAGTCCCAGTGAATGTCTCGTCATCCAGTTCAAACGGCGGATACTGGTACACCCCGTCATTCAGCACAGAACCTTCAATTAAGAAATACTGACCTTCAATCAGAAAAGGAAGGTCAATGGTGCCATCCTGAATCGTATAGGTCCCGTCGATATACTCCTCTGTTTGGAAGTAATTCCGGATATGTCTCATTATCTCAGAAATCATCATTAACCCTCCTCTCTCTTAATTCTTAGGCTGCCGCTGTGATTGTGCCTACAACAACGCCGGAAATCATTTCTGCAAACAGTGTCAGACCGCTGACGATAACATCTTCACATGTCATCGTTTTGTAGTCAGAATCCTCATGAATACCGATCAAGCCAAGCTCATCAGCCGTGAAGCTGAATGCATTGCCTAAATCAGCACCGTTGACCGGGATGTAATACAAAACAAGGTTGTCCTTAGCTGTCGCATATACCTTACCCTTCGGAACAGAGCTGTTCATGAAAACAGTGCCCATTCCGAGGAAGTTTTCAATATACGTCATGCCGAACGCTGTCTGTGTAGTGATCGTTGCTGTTGCAAGATAATCGGCAATATCAAGCGGATTGATGAAGTATACTGCTTCGATAGCATTGTCTTCGAACAGTGTCTGCAGCTGCCCCCACGTCTGTGCAAGTGTCGCCTGAAGGCCTACGCCTGTAGATGTTCCTGTTCCTGTTCCTAAGAACGTAAAGAACTTTGTACGAATGTTGTTCTGGATGTCCTTCATCATTCTGTCGGTTGTCAAGGTCACCGCCTGGTCAAAACCGGACCCAATGATAGCCTCCGCTGTTGTAGCCTTTCTCCACTTTTCCAGTGTGATTTCCCCGTAATTAACTACTTTCATTTTGTATTTAGAAAGTGGAATCACTTCACCTTCGGCAACAGTTCCGCTCGCGAGCGTACCAGTTGCTTTGTATGTCTTTAAAACGCTTCCGGACTGTTTAGAGATTTTTCTAGTCACGCCGAGAGCCTCAATGAGCTTCTTAAGATTCTCTGTGAAAAGCTCTGTGAAAGCAATCTCCCTAATCTGAGCATCTGTCAGATCGGTGGTTTTAATTAAATTTGTTTCAGTAGCCATTTTTTAATCTCCTGAATTAACATTATTAGTTGTATAGAGCTGAGGATTCTCGCGGATACGTTTCATCATTTCTGCTGTTGATTTGACGCCCTTCCTTGCCTCTTCTCTGCTTGTATATGATCCTGTTCCTCCGTCGTTTGTCGGAGGATTCTTGACATTTGCGCCCTTTGTATGTGTAGATTCAATAAATCCTGACCAATCTGATTCAATCTTCTTTTTGACATCAGCTGCATCCTTGATCTGTCCTTTATCATCCATCTCAATTTCTTCAAAATTGGTGACTTTAAGCACATTGTCAATAACCTTGGCACTCACCTTTGACTCTTCAAGAAGCTTCTTGTAAGCCGCTTCTTTAGCCGTTCTGCTGTCCTTAGCAGTCTGATCATCTTTGAATTTTTTGAAAGCGTCGCGCTCGCTTTCGTATTTCTTTTTCCATTCGGAATCATCGCCACCGCCGTTTTTCTGAGCATCTTTCAGATCAGCCTGTGCCTTCTTCAGCTGTTCTTTTAAGTCGTCCTGTTCTTCTTTGAGGTCGTCCACCTCGCTGTGCAGCAGGTCCATTACAGCCGTCAGCTTTTCTTCATCTGTCATGTCGGCATCTTTGACGATTTTTCTAAGCTCACTTCTTTTAAGTGCCATTTTTATTCCCTCCAATTCTTTGGTAGCTTCGCTTTGCTAACGGGCAAAACGACCGCTATTCTTCGCAGTCTTTGCTTATATATTAATTTATTTTTTCTGTCTTCAACTGCCAAAAAAGGGACTCGGCACAATGCCGAATCCCTTATCCTTCCATCATATCCTTGATGATATTTGCATATTTACTTGAATATTCCGTCACGGCCGGTTTTAAAAATGGTCGCGGTCTCATACCGTGTGTCATGTGCCAATTTCCGTTGGCATCCTGATACTTCCACGGTGTCTTTCTTCTGCCGTATGGGGACTGTGTACCGCTTCCCATTTCGAAATAGATAGCGTACGAAACATTAGTTCCGATATAGCAGTCTTTCCCGTCAACGATGTGTGTTACGCTAGACATCAGACGGCCTGTTCGGGGCGTTGTAGCTCCGGTTATAATCTTTTTCTGTATGTTTTTCTTAGCATACCCTTCCGCAGCCAGTCCAATTTCTTCCAGCGCCTTATTGCACTTCTCATCAAACAAGGCTTTGACTGCATCCACATTGTCTACTACCTCGAATCCTGACATCTTACCGCCTCTTTCCTCTTTTCCATGCTGCATATTCTTTTGCGCCGCCACTCCAATGACTCAGATCAACCGGATCAGCATCGTTAATGCCGGATATAATAGCCCGTGTGGTGCATCGGCAGTTGTACAGCTCCCTTGCAGTGCCATACAGCATGTCCCCCGGAAAACGAAGGCCATTGGCGAACCGTTCCCCGTGCTTAACCCTTGTACCGTCCAACGCCCTGTGGCTGTCTCGTGTTCGGTAATCATGTGTTGCTATCCACTCATCTTGAATCTGTATACCTATTTTTTCGGCCGCCGTATAGGCTTCAAACGTTCCGCCGTTCTGTGCACCTGTCGTCGCCGTCCTTGCACTCCTTATCGCAGATGCGCGATTCATTGCCGCGACCTGCTGGAACCTGTCTGCAATGCTCCCGATGCCTTCGCCTTGCAGAATGCTTTGCATCAGGCAGGCTTGTAGCTTCTTCTTGTTCCATTGCTGATCCTTTGGAATGTCAACAGAAGGAAGCGGCAATAAACGCGGATTTTTTAGAATCAAACGGCGCAGAACCGCCTCATTCATCAAATCAAAGTCGGCACCCATCTGGATATTAGATATATAATTCTGCGCATATCCTTCGACCGTGTAGGCCGCGTAGTTGTAATTCTCGCAGAAGATATTAATGATTGCGTCTTCTATATAGCTTGCAGCGATAACGTTCGTATTCGTAAGCCTTTCCGCCATCTTATCGCGGAGATCGTCCCAGTGCTGGCCTCTCGCCAACTGGGATTGTTCCCACAGCCGAAATTCGTCGGTTGTATACTTGCCTTCCTGATATGCCTTGTATTCCTTTTCCCACCGCTTCGCATACCGGAGGAAGTAGGCTCTAGCCTTTGCGTTCAGGTCCTTACATGCCTCTCTGTATTGCTTATCTAGTTTTCTTTCAAGGGCTTTCAGTTCTTCTTCTGTCCAGTCCTCTATATACGACATTATTCATCATCCCCATTGTCACCCTGTCCGCCTTGATCATCACCTTCGCCGGTTTCACCGTCTCCCTCTTCTCCTTCTCCGTTCTGGTTATCTCCACCAATATTGAAGCTATTCAGCTGTTCTTTTTCTCGCTTGTCAATCTCTTCGTCGGCCTCTTCCGGAGTCAGGAAAGGCAAGTGCTTAATAATGCACTCATCAGACAGGTAAGCTGCAGCTTTCAGTACCATATCCAGTGTTTCGTTCTGGTTCGTGACCTTATTCCAGACGAAAGTTGGCTCGTCGTCGATGCCTGCCAATTCCAAAATCTTCTGAACGAAGTTGATAACATTGTATTCGAAGTCTGCGCACTTGTTATCCTGTGACTGATAAGCCGCCTGAATCTCCTGTGCTGTCTTTTGTGCAGCAGAAAGGGTATTTACGTCAAGTGCCTGAAAATCCTCATAAATATCCTTTCTGAGCAGCTCAAGCATGGTCTTTCGTGCATCGTAAGGCACATCGAGGGTATGCGCTTCTATGCTTGCCTCATCCCCATCCACGGCGGCAGCATGTACAGACTTCATTCTCTGTATGAACTTAGCCAGGTCAACGTCTTTCATTCCACCCTCATTCTTAAGGATCCAGTAGAAGCCCGATGTATCATCAATCTCATTCGCCAATCCTGATTTTATGAAATCGTAACAATCGATGCTTTCCCGGATGCCTACAAGCTCGCTTTCATGCGTATCATTCGCATATAAGCAGACGATTGGCAGGCTGCTGTAGTTTTCCTCACAGACATCATCAATGCCTTGTACCTCTGTAGATTTTGTGATGATCTTGTAGCCCTTTCTAGGCTGCATGACCTTCGCATCTTCGCTGCCTGTCTTGATATATTCCGTATAGCCTTCATCTTCGTAGAGTGTTGCTCTAAAAATCTTGTTCTTTCCTTCATTCCGGAACCAATACCGGATACCGGCCCGCAACTCTCCTGTATCCTCGTCGTAGAGAGGACAGAAGCCCGGAGAAGAAGGCGTGTCTGCATACCCGAAGACCTCTAAATGATCGTAGTTCCAAAAACCGAAGGCACGACCCGCAGCCATTGCCTTTTTTGCGGCAGTCTGTAGCTTGTAATCAAAATCTTTTCCCAGCTTCTCCTTGTTATTCTTGTTCTGCAAGGTAACGCCGTTTCCTAGAACATACTGCACCTGCTGTATGATCAGACGTCTAAAGAAGAGTGTCTTAAGTTTGTAGTTCGCGCTGAACAGATCAGGAATCCTGCGGCCGGACAGGCTGTACAGGAACTTCTGAAACCGTTCTATCGTCTCGTTATGTTTCGAATAATAAGCTTCCCCAGACCGTGCATTCTTGTATTCTTCTGATTCCATGAAAGAGTTTACAGCATATCGGCAGAAATTTCCCCGTTCAATATCGTTTTTGCCGAGCTTCTCTAAATCTTGATACGTTCTCATATCTCACCTCTATAGATAGAATTCATATTCATTATCGTCCTCCGTGTCATCTCTGTTCACAAGCTTCATTGTTTTCACGAAATATCTGATAGCATCACACGAATGATCCGCCTCTTTGACCGGTGCATCCTCTCCTCGCTCTGCTTTCTTTTCGTCCCATCTGTACCCCTGTATCTCTTCGATAGTCTCCTTACAGCATCGTTTCAGGAACAGCAGACGGCCATCCTTAAGCATCACCTGTGCGTCTGCGATACCATTCAGGACATCATTTTTCGCCTTCCTGACACTGTATCCCCTCTGTCTAAGCTCTACGATCAGCGCGCTTGCAGAAGGGTCTACGATAATGTTTCTAGGGCATATCTTTTCTGTGTCGTATTCGTCCGAACTCAGCCCGAAGGTCTCTTCCATGCCGTCTATAAGCTGTTTGACCGATTTCTGTACTTTCTTTTCCCGTCCACTGTATCGGTATTGGTTCGTGCATACCCATGTGTTCGTGCCTTTCTTTCTGCGCCACAAAAGGAATACAGTTGCATTCTGGATACCAAAGTCACACGATATGTACCAAGGTCCTTCAAGTTCCGGAAGCTGATCTATAACATGCACATTCTCGTCGAACATGTCGTAAATCGCACCCTCCGCCATCGCCCAGCGTCCCTCTATGTATCTTGCATAGAAGATGCCTACATACATAGCTCTATATCTAGCCTTAATCTTCTCTGTAAGGCTCAGGTTATCGTCCATCGTGAAATGCAGATATAGCAGCCTCTTGGCTTTTCTGTTGTCTATCCAGTTTTTTTTGAACCAATGATTCGGACCGTCCGGATTGCAATTGAACCAATATTTTGAGCCATCCACAGAGCATCGTCCAGTCGCCTGATTGACGAAAGATTCCGGCATCAGGGCAACTTCATCGAAGAACACGCCAGCCAATGTGATGCCCTGGATCAGATCCTGTGATCTCTCATCCTTACCGCCGAAGATGTAGAAGTTATTCTCCACATCACCTCGGGATATTACGACAAGATTGTCCGCACGGTGATCCGTTACTCTGTATCCTCTTGACTTCAGCATCAGCTTCAACCAGAAAAGGACGTTACGCCGGAAGGAGCCGATCGTCTTTCCGCACATTGCGAAATTCTGCCCGTTAAAGCTCGACATTGCCCACATTACAAACGACAGTGACATGCACACGGTCTTTCCTGAACGAATCGCCCCGTCTGCTATGATTCCTTCGTAGTCTCTTACCGGTGATCCATCCGTCCACCAGTTCAGAACCATTCGCTGCTTTTTGGAGAATGGCTGGAATTTGAAGAATTGCTTAATCCTCTTCACTTGATCCGTCCTCCCAGTCGCTCGCCGCAGTGTCTTTTAGGGCTTCTAAGAATCCATCATCGGCGGCTTCTTCAATATCGTCCGCCTGAACTTTTGCTTTAAGCAGTTCCGTCTGAGCGTGAATCTGTTCGATTCTTGCTTTCTGTTCGTCTGTAGCTATATTCATATGCTTTGATAGCCATTCAAGAGCCTTCATCCTGTCTGCTAGCTTGATGCTTGCTCCGTCTTTTCCTTGCTTGACTTCAGCTAGAATAGAACCATCCACCTCACTTGAAGGCTTGAAGTATACCGTGTTCACTGTCTTTGTAAGCGTTTTCTCCTCCCCCGTCTCAGGGTCTTTGATTTTTACAGGCCCGTACAATGCCATAACTGGAACTTCTTCAGTTCCAAAATCAAGGAAATCTGTGATATCCGCAAATGCGATATCCATGTACTTTTGAAAGATATCTGCTTCGGAAAGAAATTCTTTCTGGTAACGGTTCTGCTTTAAGTTCGTGATTTCATTTCTTACTCTAACATTTCCTAACATCCTAGGGCCAGCAACCATAGCTGTTTCACAGCTGCAACCATACGCTTTCTGATATGCCTTCGTTGCATTAAAACACTTAATGTAATGAAGACAGAAAAGCCGCTGTTTATCGGTTAATTCAGTGTTTTCCATGACATGTTTAACTTCTTTTGCAACGGTTTTCTTTTTCTTAACGGACGTTTTAAACGAACGTTCGCTATTCTTTTCCGAACGTTCGCTATCCCATTGATACGTTTTTTTCCACCTTCTGACGGTGCCTTCCGGAAGCTCCAGCTCATTAGCGATATCAATTAATTTCTCGCCCTTCAAATATAATTTTTTTGCATTATCGACTTTTTCATTTGGAGCTCTCGCCAAGAAAATCACCTCGTAAGACAACTTTAGGGCCGCCCGTCAAAGCGGAACAGCCCTTCAGAAAGGAAATAATATGAAACAGTGTGCAACCTATCTCAAGGCGATAGACATGCCGGCGAATCCGGTCTGCTACTGCTGATTTTACGCACCCAGCATAATCGTAAGGAGGAAAAACAAAATGTCAAAAGACATCCATCCACGCTCCATTCTACATCCTATATTTCCACTACAACTGCCAATATTTATCTGTAACCCGCTTTCTCTTCTACAACCCTCGCAAATGATTCACACCATCTGTACGCCGTTCGTTCTGATACTCCTACTTCCATAGCAGCCCCAGCGATGCTTTTATTTTTTTTTAAATAGCACATTTCAATCAACCTCATTCTGTCAGCACCATCATCCATTTGTAGAGTATCATGAATTGCACACTTAACAGCATAGTAGTGTACAGCTTCCTGTAATGTTTTAGGCTGCTTGCCATCTCTGAAATGCTTGATCCACGCCATCACCTGTGGCTTATAATACTTTTTGTAATATGGCATCAGTCATCATCCTTCCACTCGTCGCAATCTTCTGCATGTTCAAAATTATCCATGCAATCGCACAATATGTTGCATTTGTCTCTACAATTGCAAATTATGCAACATTGATGTTTGTCACTTGCATTTCCGATACATTCCAACTTGCACGCCATAACCCCGTCACCCCTCAAAAGCAATGTCATAGTCCGCATGATGGCAAAGCATATCCGCCCACCGGACGGACGTCTGGTATCCCCCTCTCGCCATGATGACGTTGAAGAAGTCTCGATACATGCTGCACACATGCGCCTTTTTCTCATCAATCCCCGTCATACCGGTTGCCCGGACGCCATCGCTTTCATACGATTTTTGTTTGATCACCACCGTCCTGCCGATGTACGTTTCTCTTTTCAGCTTGTCGATATCCTCCCGGTGAATCGCTTGATTTGCCTTTCTAGCCTCCTCATAGCTGAATACAGCGTTTCTGTTGTGTCTCCTGTAATTTTCCTCACGGCAGATGTTATAAACGCTAGATTTGCTCAGAGCAAGCTCACAGGCTATATCCGTGTATCTCATGCCCTCATCATGCATGCGTACAATCTTTTTTCTCTTTTCGTTGGTGATACTGTATCCCGCCGGCATTATTTCAACCTCCCATCATCACTTGCGTTCTCCTTGAGGTATTTCTCGATCTTCGGCAGATACCAAAAAATTCTGGAACCCACCCTGACTTTCGCCTCCGCCTTTTCTCCGACGAACTCAGCTGACGATTTACCAGCTGATAACACATCCATGAGCATTTTTGTCGTAATAAGTAATTTAAAATCCATTTTATACCTCCTACTCGCCATTTTAAGGCGTTTTATTTTAGCGCTCGATAATTTTACCGTCTTTTGTATTTCGCCGCTCTATTTGTCTCATACGAGCTTCAAGAGCATCAACGTCAATTTCTCTAGCCTGTATTTTTGAGATCAGCTGTTCTAACATCTTCGGCATTTGCCTGTGCTTCTGCTCTTTCTCCGCCAGCTGCTCGTACAGCGTTCGGAAATTTGCCCGATCTGCAGCGATGTTCTCCGACTGGCAGATGTTTAAAAACCCGATTCGCTCTACACACCTTCGGGTTACCGGCTCAAAGCTCGCCATCGCCTCATCTACCCGGTAAGAACCGTAGTGCCGGATAGCAGCGATCACACTCTCCCAGCCTTCGCCCCAGTCAGGAGCCTCACCGTTCTTGATCTCTGCTGCCTCTGCCCTAATATCCGCAATCGACGGCGACCACTTGTTCACAGCTACCCACTTGTTCAGTGCCGTTTCTGCCACCGTATACGGGATGTCCTGCAATTGCTTAAACCAAAGCTCCATGGCCTGTGTGTTCGGCAGCAAGTTCTCCCTCGGGTAGTATGTCTTTAATGCCATCGAGAACATCGAAAATTCATTCTTGTCCATGTCTTCATTCCCCCTCTGCTGCCCATCTGGCAGCCATGTCATAAAAATCGTCTAGCTGCTGCGCTGTCTTGTTCGGTGCTTGATTTCTGACCCCAGACCTATTGGACCTATTGTCATACTTGCCTTCAAGCACCTTCGCCATGCTTGAGTCCTTGATGAGCCAATCAAAATCTGCTGACCAATTCCGGTCATTTCCGCCCTTCAAAAAGGCTGATGCCTCTGCTTTTTCGAACAAAGCTTTGAAGTCATCAAGGCTATACGTCTTCAATCGTGCCTTGATAGCTTTCTTTCTATCTTCGTTGATGACCTTGACAGAAGGGTACGAAATGCAAATTTTGTGGTACATACTAACAACTTGTTTACAAGTTGTAGTTATATTATTCTTTTCTTTTTCTCCTTCTGTATCTAGTTCTAGTTCTCTATCTTCTTCTACTTCTTCTTCTAGGGAGCTAACGTTAGTTTTACGTAAACCATTAACGTTAGTTTTACGTAAACCATTAACGTTAGTTTTACGTAAACCATTAACGTTAGTTTTACGTCGGTATTCATACAGTTTTTCGAGCCTTTCAGAATCAAACACCCCTGAATTTCTGTACCAGTCATCAAGATTTTTATTTCCCTTGCTTGCATTGCATTTTCTGCAAGCTGGAACAATATTCCCGATGGCATATGTGCCACCGTCGCTCACCGGTACGATGTGTTCCTGTTCCAAATCCTCTTTCGAACCACAATATGCACATTTGTGATTGAAATAATCAAGCACAGCCTTCCAATCATTCACCGACAGCCCATTTTCACAAAGCTTGTTGTTTCCAGTAAGTTTCTTTTGTTTCTTCCGGTACTCATTCATATACTTTCGCATGTACTCATTTTTGCTTTCAATGCTGTCTAAATTCTGATGTTTTCCCCAGTTCGGAATAGTGATTACATCGTCAATAACCTCAATCATTCCGTATGCTGCGAAGGTACTCAAAGCTAACTGAACAATTGATTCCTTACGCCGGAATATCGTTGCCAACATCTTGTCCGTGAAGGCAATCCGGTTGTTCATCATGAACACGCCAGAATTATTCATTTTGCCAGCTAAACACAGCAATTTGAACCAAATCACAATGATTGCATCAGCATCCGGCAAGCTCTCGATCAGGAGAATCTTCTCGTCATCGAAGATGTCTGTTGTAATCTTGATCCACTTGACATCACTCATCAGCATCACCCCTTTCAAGCATCGGAGACAGCGGCATTTCACCCAGTCTCAGCTTCTCTCTGTACGCATCGTACAGCTTCATCCAGTCGTCTAATCGCATGGACACAAGAATTTCTTTCCTGCTCTGCTTATGAAAGACAGCCGGGAGAGGCTTCACGCGGTTGTTTCCCGCGTCATTTTCAGCCTGAGCCATCCACTCGTAGAGTCTCATACGTTCCTGCATTTTGGCCTCAACATGGATGCCAGGAAGACCGATTACGTCAGAAGCATCTCCGGTATTTCCGCAATATTGAGCTGTCCTTCTTGCATTTTCATAGCCGTAACTTTGAAAGATTTTAGCCAATTCCCTCTCAAATCTGGCCCCTTTTTGCTTACTGTTTACTGACATTTGTAACATTCCTTCTGTCTAAATATTCTTTGATCCTGTCCGCCCATCTCTGCCATTTATCATTTGCATACGACTCAAGAACTGGAATTCTTAATGCATCAACCATCATCAGCACGTCGGCCACCTCGTCATTGAGCTGTTCCTGCGCAATCAATGTGTTACGATTTGTAGGATTGTTTGACAGGCCTTCAGCCCTGATCAGCTTCAAAGCCGCCTGTGACAACTCTGCTGCTTCTTCGGCAAGCTGTTCAAGCAATGTTCTTCTGTCAATATGTTCAAGCACATATCTTTTGTCTTCGATGTAAATCACTTCATTCATCCTCCTTATACCGTTCTGGCAGCGGCATCCAGGCATCTACAAATAATCCGTAACTTGATAAACACGGTTTGGTATCATTACCGATATAATAAGCACCGCCACCATCTCCGTCCTCAATGTATCTGCCGATTTCATGAATAGATGCATTTTCAAAATTAAGAAGAATGCGTTCGCTGTAACCTTCTTCGTTAACTTCCGGAGTATTCACAGCCGGAATCCACTGCATTTTCTTGTAGAATTCAACTGCTTTTTTGACGAATTCAAAGTCTTCTTTTGTAGCATAGTCAACAGTCGCATACGGCTCTTTATATTCCCTCAATGTTCCGTCATCATTAAAAGTAAGAAGCATATCTTTCGTCCTCCTATAATCCGAGTCGTTTAACAAGCTCATCCTCAACTATCTCCATCATTCCGTGAACGAGATTTCTCTGATCAGACGTATTATTGTTCCTGATCATCTCAAAAACACATTCGAATACGGACGGCAATGCATTCAGTAGAATGTATAAATCAATAATACTACCAGGCGTCTCGCAGTTACTTTTAACTTCTGCTTCAAGCGTTCCTTTTGGAATTTTTATCAGCATTGCAATGTCATTATCCTTCATGATTTTATCCATAATTTCACAAAAACTATCAACATCCATGTTTATCTTCATTTCTCCTGTTCCTTCCAAAGTTCTATAAAATCAATACCAGTTTCATTCTTCATCCTGAGCTGCCAAATGGCAGCTCGTTTATTTGTGATATGTTAAAATGCACTGTCTTATGCATTTGACAGTATTGATTAGTTAACTTCCTTGAATTCTCCTTTTACAAGGCGATAGAACGTGTCTGCTTTTATTCGCTCTCCGTCTACATATTCCGTCTTGACACATAACGGAACAATTCGGCTCTTTTCTTCTGAATATTCCCATTCGGAAAGCGTGATCCAGCTGCCTTTTTTTGCCTTAACAATAGAATTGTTACCAGCGCAGCAGATCACGGAATCTTCTCCTGTGCTATAAATCTTCGCATAGTGCCCGGATGACCCAATCTTCGCAGAGTCCCCGGATGACCCAATCTTCGCAGAGTCCCCGGATGACCCAATCTGCGCATAGTACCCGGATGACCCAATCTTCGCAGAGTGCCCGGATGACCCAATCTTCGCATAGTGCCCGGATGACCCAATCTTCGCAGAGTCACCGGATGACCCAATCTTCGCAGAGTCAC